CGGTGCGGTCGATGCCGATGTAGGCCACCGTGTAACGCTCGGTCACGCGGCGGATCGCGGCGGCCTGTTCTTCGTAGTCGATGCCGCGGAACTGGTGTTTTTCCAGCACGCGGAACTTGCTGCCGGCCACCAGCGGGGGCGCGACCACCACCAGCGCGGCGCTGTCCCCGCCCCCGCCGTTTGGGTCGTAGCCGACCCACACCGGCCGATTGCCGAACGGACGCGGAAAGAACGGACGGAAGTCTGTCCACACCTCCCAACTGTCCACCATGCCGCGCATCAGCATGGAGAGCGGAAACACCGATGCGGTGTCATCGATGAAGACGCACATGAGCAGGTTGGCGAATTCCGGCTCGCTGTACTCCAGGCGGAGCTGATCGAGGTCGAACAGGTTGCAGCCGCCGCGTAGCGCGTCCTCTACCGTCACGATCTGGCGCCATTGCCCGTCCGCGCAGCGTAGGCCATCGCGCAGCGCGGCGTGGCTTACGTCGATCTTGACTTGCGCATCCTTCGCCTTGCCGCGATTGAACAGCGCCCCCGACCAGAACGGGTAAGCCTCGTGTGCCAGGCTGGAGGGCGTGGACAAGTAGGTTTGCCGCCAGTGCTTGTGGATCGCCATCCCGGAGGCAACCTTGCGCAGCTCCTGGAACCGCGGCACCCAGAAATACTCGTCGAAGTACAGGTTGCCGTGATAGCTCTGCGCGGTGCGGGCGTTTGTCCCGAGGAAGTACAGCGTGGCGCCATTGGGCAACACCATCGGATCGCCCTTCAGCTCGACCCCGGCCGCGTCCTTGGCGAACCGGACGATGTATTGCTTAAACACATACGCTTGCGCCTTGCTGGCCGATAGAAAAATCTGGTTGCGGCCCGTGGTCAGTGCGTCGATGAACGCCTCGCGCGCGAAGTACCACGTGGCGCCGATCTGCCGCGACTTCAGCAGGTTGCGGATGCGCTCGACCTGCCCCGCCTCGTACCAGACTCGCTGGTAATCGAACATCGCGTCGTGGAAGGCATCCACGAGTTGCTTGTGCTGGTCCTCGCTGACAGCGTTGCGCTCGGGCTGGCGGCGCACTCCCTTGTTGCGGTTCGCCACCTTCGGGTTCAGGTCGGCCTCGTTGCCTGACGCCTCATACCGGCGCACGCGCGCCATGCGCTCCATCTGCCGGCCGAGCAGGTCGATCTCCTTGTAGTCCCGCCCTTCCTTCGTGTCCTTGGCGATCAGCCGCGCCATCCGCTCTTCGATGCTGGACGCGACACGCTCCACCGCATCCGTCGTGTCCCACCCATCGCGCCGCTTCCAGCTGTGCACCGTAACGGCCTTGACGCCCAGCATTTCGGCGATGCGGGCGACGCGGTAGCCCTGCCAATACAGCGTGCGCGCAATGCGGCGCGGGTCCTTTTCGGGATCGATGGAGAGCGAGGCAAGCGGAGGCAGCGTGGTCATGCCGCCACGCTACCGATCGTGCGCGCGCGTGCCACGCAGCGCCTGTTGTGGCGCGGGTCCTCACAACATCGCTGCGTTGCCCGCACGGTGGCCGCCGCCGAAGATGGCAGCACCACCACTCACCCACGACAGCACCATGGCGAAGTCCACCAAGTTCTTCCGTATTGCGACCGAAGGCGCAACGAGCGACGGCCGCGTCATCGATCGTGACGACCTGATCCAGATGGCGAAGAACTACAACCCCGAGACCTACACCGCGCGGATCAACCTGGAGCACATCCGCGGCTACGACCCCACCGGCCCGTTCAAGGCTTACGGCGATGTGGCCGCGCTGCGAGCCGAAGAGCAGGACGGCAAGATGCGCCTACTCGCGCAGATCGACCCCACCGCCGATCTGATCGCCATGAACAAGGCGCGGCAGAAGATCTTTTCGTCGATGGAGGTGCGACCGAGCTTCGCGGATACCGGCGAGGCGTACCTGGTCGGTCTGGCCGTGACCGACAACCCGGCGAGCCTCGGATGCGAGGTGCTGCAGTTCAGCGCCCAGGCCAAGACCAACCCGCTCGCCGCTCGCAAGCAGCACCCGGACAACCTCTTCACCGAAGCCGTGGAACTGGCGCTGGATTTCTCGGAGCCGATCACGTACACGCCTGCCGGCACGCCCCCGAGCCTGGCCGACAGCATCAAGCGGCTGTTCTCCAAGCAACGCAAGTCCGACGACGCCACCGACGCCCGCTTTGCGGACGTGCAGGATGCCGTGCAGACCGTCGCGCAGCAGTTGCAGGCCACCGGCGAGCAGTTCAACGCGGCATTCAAGGCCATGACCGACCAGCTCGCCGCGCTCAATGCGCAAGGCGCGGAGCGCGATCGACAGTTCCACGCTCTCAAGGCCGACCTGGACCGGACCGACGCCTACGCTGCGCGCCCGCCGGCCACCGGCGGCGACGGTAGCGCAGCCGTCATCACGACCGATTGCTGAGGCAGCCGGCCCACCCCCATCCCACCGGAGCCAACACCATGCAGAACAAGACCCGCCGCCTCTTCGCGGCCTACAAGGCAGAAATCGCCAAGCTGAACGGCGTGGATCGCGTCGACGAGAAATTCACCGTCAGCCCGACGGTGCAGCAGCGTCTTGAGAATAAGGTGCAGGAATCGAGCGCGTTCCTCTCCAAGATCAACGTCTATCCCGTGACCGAGCAGGAAGGCGAAAAGCTGGGCCTGGGCGTATCCGGGCCGATCGCCAGCACGACCGACACCAGCCAGCAGGATCGCCAGACGGCCGACATTTCGACGCTGGACGGCCGCCGCTATCGCTGCGAGCAGACCAACTCGGATACCCACATCACCTACCAGAAGCTGGACGCCTGGGCGAAGTTCCCAGACTTCCAGACCCGCATCCGCGATGCCATCCTCAAGCGCCAGGCACTGGACCGCATGACGATCGGGTTCAACGGCGTCAAGCGCACGCCGACTTCCAACCGTGTCGCCAACCCGCTGCTGCAAGATGTCAATACGGGATGGTTGCAGCACGTGCGCGACGGCGCTCCCGCGCGCGTTATGCGGGACGGCAAGGCACGCGATCAAATCGTCGTGGGCAAGCTCCTGAAGGACGGTAAGCGGACCCGCGCCGACTACGCGACACTCGATGCGGTGGTCTTCCAACTGGTCAACGAACTGGTGGCCCCGTGGTACGCGGAGGACCCCGAGCTGGTCGTGCTGTGCGGGCGCCAACTGCTTGCCGACAAATACTTCCCGCTCATCAATGCGGATCAGGCGCCCTCTGAGCGCCTGGCGGCCGATGTCATCGTCAGCCAACTGCGTATCGGCAACCTGCCGGCGGTCCGTGTGCCGTTCTTCCCGCCCGCTAGCCTGATGGTGACCCGGCTGGACAACCTGTCCATCTACTATCAGGAAGGGTCGCGCCGCCGCACGGTGGTGGACAACGCCCGCCGCGATCGCATCGAGAACTACGAATCGAGCAACGACGCATACGTGGTCGAAGACCTGGACTGTGCTGCCATGGCCGAAAACATCGAGTTCGACCTGACGGACGCCGAGGAGGCCGCGTGACCAACCTAGCCCGCAACCACTTCCTTCGCGTAACGGCCCGACTCGCTGCCGAAGCGGCGCAGGCCGGCAACCCGCTGCGCTACGCGACCGGCCACGAGCTGATGCTGGCGCAGTTGGCCGAGCACAGGCGCCAACTCAAGCAGGTGCAGTCCATCGAGCGCAAGGCCGAGGTCAAGCGCACGCTGCTGCCCGAGTACGCGGCCTGGGTGGCGGGTGTACTGGAAGCCGACACGGGCATGCAGGACGAAGTGCTGATGACGGTCATGGTGTGGCACATCGATGCGGGCGACTTCGCCGGTGCGCTGCCGCTCGCGTCATATGCGATCCGGCACGGGCTGACGATGCCTGACCAATACGCGCGCACCACCGCCTGCCTGATCGCCGAGGAGTTTGCCGCCATGACGCTGAAGGCGACCGAGGCCGGCGAACCGGTAGATCTGGCGGCGCTGGGCAACGTGGCCGAGCTGGTGGATAGTCAGGACATGCCGGACGAGGTGCGGGCCAAGCTGCACAAGGCCATCGGCTACGCCCACGGCGCTCAGATCGGCAAGGCCAATGCCCCGGACGTGCCCGCGCTGCGTCAATTCGTGCTGTCGCATTTGAAACGCGCGCTGGAGCTGCACGACAAGTCCGGCGTCAAGAAAGACATCGAACGCCTCGAGCGCGACATCAAGAACGCAGCGAAGGCCACCGCCCAGGAGGGCACCGGCCGCCGCTGATACCGAGCGTGACCCCGCGCATCAGGCGGCACGGGGCAGTCTTCCGGCGTGCCGCGAAGCCTCGCCCCGTCCACCGCCTCCCCTCACCCTGAACCCGTGTCTTCCTTCATCGCAGCAGCACCCGTTCCCACGCCTGCGCACCCCGGCGGCCAACCCATCAGCAACGATGGCTTTTTCCCCGACATCGATGTCGATCAGGCGCGTGCCGCCATGCGTCTGGACGGCACCGTGACGCCCGAGCGGCTGCGCGCCGCGCTGGTCGAGGCCGTGCTGTCCGTCAATGATGAACTGGCGGCGTGGAAGTCCGGCCAGGTCGCCGCTGGCTGCGGCACGCTCGCCGCCGTGCCGGCTCAGCAGATCGACGGCCACAGCCGGCATGCGCACCGCTACTTGCGGGCCGTGTGCTGCACGGCAATGGCCTGGCTGATTGAACGGTACCGGTCATTCGACGCCACCGCCACGGGCGAGCGCAAGGCCGAGGCCGAGAACGCCTCCGTAGACGATCTGCGCCGCGACGCACGCTGGGCTGTCAGCGACATCACCGGTGCCCCGCGCACCACCGTGGAGCTGATCTGATGCGCGTGCGTGCGACCCAGGGCGACACCATCGACGCCATCTGCCAGCGGGTGTACGGCCGCACGGCGGGCGTGACAGAGACCGTGCTGGCCACCAATCCCGGCATTGCCGATCTCGGGCCCATCCTGCCGCACGGGGCTGCGCTGGTACTGCCCGACATCTCCCCGCAGCCTGCCGTGCAAACGGTGCAGCTGTGGGACTGACCCCAAGGAACCCCTATGGCTGAACCCATCGCAACCAGTACGTCCGCCACCGCTGTTGCCGTCACCAGCGTGGGCGCAATCTCGCTGCTGCCCGGCGTGGATGCGGGCACCGTGCTTGGCGCCTTCGCCGGTGCTGCCGTCTTCGCGCTCAATGCCGGAAGCGACCTGAGCATCGCAAAGAAGGCCTCTTTCCTCATGCTGTCGATCGTGGCCGGCGTCCTGTCGGCGCCGCTCGCCGCATCCCTGATCGCCAAGACGTTGCCCGCCGATACCGCAGTCAGCAACGCCGTGGGCGCGCTGGTGGCCTCCACGGTTGTGGTGAAGCTGCTGCTGGCGCTGATCCGCGCGGCCGACAACAGCGACAAGCTGCTGGCCGCCCTCCGGGGTGGCAACAGCGACAACCGTGGAGGAAATCAACCGTGAATGTCCTGTTCATCGTGCAGGCGCTGTTGTGCGCGCTGATCGCGCTGCGCCTGCTGCTGTTCAAGCGCGACGGCGCTGTGCACCGCCCGTGGGCGGCACGGCTCGCCTACGGCCTGATCGTGCTGGCCGGCGCCGTTCCCATCGGCGTGCTGTTCGGACGCTACGACTGGGCGCTGCTGGCGCAAAACGGCATCACGGCCGTGCTGTGTGTGGCGGTGTTCGCCGTGCGCGGCAACGTGGTTGAACTGTTCCGCATGGCAGGCGGCGCGGACACGTCTTGGTTGGTCCGCTTCCTGCGGGGGACGCCGCGATGATCCTGCGACCTGGAGACCTGGGCGCCGAGGTGCGCGAGCTGCAACACCTGCTGGCCGGCCGCGGCATCGCCGCGCCTGACACGGGTGAATACGATGCGGCCACCGTGGCGGCCGTGCGCGTGGCGCAAGCCCGCTTCGGCCTGGTGGTGGACGGCATCGCCGGCCCCAAAACCCTGCTGGCCCTGCGTGCGGGCACGCGGCAGCCGGGCCACCTGTCGGCGGCAGACCTGCAGCGCGCAGCGGATACGCTGGGCGTGCCGGTGGCCGCAGTGCGTGCCGTGAACGAGGTGGAGAGCCTGGGCGCCGGGTTCCTGACGGACGGGCGCCCCGTGATCCTGTTCGAGCGGCACATCATGTACCGCCAGTTGCGCCAGGCCGACCGGGACGCGGACGCGCTCGCCCGCCAGTTCCCCAACATCGTCAGCCCGCAGCGCGGCGGCTATGTTGGCAAAGCGGGCGAACACATGCGGCTGACCCAGGCCATTGCCATCGACCGCGACTGCGCCCTTGCGTCGGCGAGCTGGGGGCTGTTTCAAGTCATGGGATACCACTGGGAGCGGCTGGGGTATCCGAACGTGAACGCCTTCGCAGACGTCATGACCAGCGGCGAGGGGGCGCAGCTCGACGCCTTTGTGCGGTTCGTTTCCGCCGATCCGGCATTGCACAAAGCGCTTGCCGGCGGGAAGTGGTCCGCGTTCGCCGCGCTCTACAACGGGCCGTCCTACAAAGACAACCTGTACGACGTGAAGCTGGCGCGCGCCTTCGCCCGTTACCAGGCCGAAGGGCGGGTGGCGGCATGATGAAGCCGGCCAATTTGCGCGACGCGCTGACGATAGCCGTGCCCTACCTGGCCGCCAACCCGGATGCGTTGCACGTGTTCGTGGACGAGGGGCGCGTGGTCGGCACCGGCGCCCGCTCCCTGTCCTTCGAGTACCAATACACCCTGACGGCCATCGTGACCGATTACCCGGACAGCGCTGACACCATCGTTGTGCCGATCCTGGCCTGGCTGCGGCTCAATCAACCGGAGCTGTTCACCAACGGCGACAAGCGCCGCGACGGCTTCAAGTTCGAGGCTGACATCCTGAACCACTGCACGGTCGACATGGCGCTCAAACTGCAACTGACCGAGCGGGTCACAGTAAAGCCGGTCGGGACCGGCTACCAGGTGGAACACCACCCGGAGCCGGTCAACGATGCCGACGACCCGGCAAGCTGGAGGCCGAATTGAGCGAGTTCCGCGAACTGGAGGCCTGGCTGGCGGGAATGCTGACCAGGATGGATGCGCCGGCCCGGCGGGTGCTGGCACGGGCCGTGGCCGTCGAGCTGCGCAGGCGCCAAGCTGCGCGTATTGCCGAGCAGCGCAACCCGGACGGCTCGCCCTATGCTCCTCGCAAGCCGCAACTGCGGCACCGCAAGGGCCGCATCCGGCGGGCGATGTTTGCTCGGCTGCGGATGGCGCGGTATATGAAGGCCGAGGCCGATGCGAACACCGCCGTGGTGACTTTCGTGAACAAGGCTCGGCGCATTGCCACTGTCCACCACTTCGGCCTGCGCGATCGCGTGAACAAGAGCGGACTGATGGCTCAATACCCAGCGCGCGAGCTGCTTGGGCTGGACGCGGCGGACGTGGAGACGGTAACCAATCTAGTCGCGCAGCACTTGGCGCCGTAGAAACCTACGCCGCCTCCTTTAGCTTCTCACCATCGGAATCGCTTCGATCTCGGGCGGCAAGGCTGTATTCGAGCAGGGCAATGGCTCTGTCCATTTCCTGCGTGATGGCGAGACTCATGAGCTTCAGAAAGTGAAACGCCGGCACCAGAAACAGGAACCCCCGGAGCCACTGATAAGGGCTGCTCAACAGCGCAGTAGACGCAGCAGCGAATGTAGCCAGTACGGGGAAGAGCCCCAATTTTTCGAGTTGCCCGGCGAGTGCCGAACCACGGGTTTCGAAAGCTAGGCGCTGATGTCTGTACTGTGCCAGCACGTACTCGACAGCCTCCCTGTTGCAGCGAGACAGGCGATTGACGCTATCCAAATCCGCCCAGATTGCACTATTGACCAATTCAAAAATCGGATCGAACGGACGCTTGAACAGTGCCACGAGAAGAGGGATGACCTGAATTCCGCTAAGAGCCATGACCGTCAGGATCAAGAGCAAGGCGAGCAAGAGAATCGTCAAGCCCGTTGCCTTGAGCGCGTCGCTGGGGGCCACGCTGATCACAAGCGCGATGGCAATCGCCACGAGATACCCAGTGATTCCAGACTGCCAAAGCGTCTTGGACACACGTTCCACCCGCTGCACCCAGACCGGTTCCTCGGCCTTTTCTGTTTTTCTCTTCGTCAATCGATCAACGATTGCTTGTACCTCTGCGACTTCGTCTGGATCAATTCCTGATCGTTGTTCTTTGCGCATGGACTCTCACCTCGGGAGGAAAAGACAAATCGTAGGAAAGAGGGCTACCGCTGACAATTCCTGTTGTTGGGTATCCATCTACAACACGCGCGGCGTGACGATGCCACGCGCGCCCGGCACTCTGCGGTCATGGATACCGCAGACCTCGCCCGCCTCCTCGAAAACCTCCTGCGCCTCGGCACCATCGCCGAAATACGCCACACCACGCCGCCGGCCGTACGCGTGCGCACCGGGGGCATCACCACGACGTGGCGCCCCTGGGCTGAACGCCGCGCCGGCACGACCCGCACCTGGAACCCGCCCACCGTGGGCGAACAGGTGCTGCTGTTCTGCCCGAGCGGCAACCCTGCCAACGCCGTCATCCTGTGCGGCATTCCTTCGGACACGTTCGACGTTCCGAGCCATGACCCCAACCTGACTGTCACGCTCTACCCGGACGGCGCGCTCACCAGCTACGACCACGCCGCCGGCCTGCTGACCGTGCAGGGCGTCAAGACGGTGTTCCTGGAGGCTGCCGCGAACGTGCTGGTGAAGGCGCCGAATACCACCTTCGACGGCGACGTGACGGTCAAAGGCCGGTTCACGTTCGAAAACGGCTTCGCCGGCCAGGGCGGTGAGAACGGCAACCGGATCACCGGTACGCTGACGCACGAGGGAGGCAAGTTGTCGTCGAATGGCGTCGTGCTGGATGACCACGACCACGGCGGCGTGCAGCACGGCGGCGACTGGACGGAGGGCACGCGGTGACCGGCATGAACAACGCCACCGGCCGAGCGCTTTCCGACCAGCCGCACGTGGTGCAGTCGATGCGCGACATCCTCTCCACGCCGATCGGCTCGCGGGTGATGCGGCGCGACTACGGCAGCGAGGTCCCCGAGCTGATCGACCAGCCGCTGAACCCGGCAACCCGCCTGCGCACCATGTCCGCCGCCGTGTCGGCGCTGGTGCGCTGGGAGCCGCGCATCCGCATTGCCTCGGTGCGGTTCTGGATTGACGAGAACGGCAAGCCCGCGCTGGACATCGTGGCCGACCGCGTGGACGGCCCGCGCCGTGAATCCCTGGGCACGCTATCCGTGCCCCTGCGGAGCTGATGATGGGCATGATTGACCTGTCGCAACTGCCGGCGCCGGACGTAGTGGAGACGCTCGACTACGAGGCCATCCTCGCCGAGCGCCACGGCTATTTCGTATCGCTGTACCCGGCCGACCAGCAGGACGCAGTGCGAGCCACGCTCACTCTGGAATCCGAGCCGATTACCAAGCTGTTGCAGGAAAACGCCTACCGTGAACTGGTGTGGCGCCAGCGCGTGAACGATGCCGCCCGCTCGGTGATGCTGGCCTTTGCCGAAGGCGCGGACCTGACGCACTTGGCCGCGCTGTTCGGCCTAAAACGGCTGACTGTCTCGGCGGCCAACGAAGAAACCGGAGCGGCGGCTGTCATGGAGGAAGATGCCGACCTGCGCGACCGAACGCAGCTCGCCCCGCAGGGGTTCTCCGTGGCCGGTCCGCGCGCCGCCTACATCTCGCGTGCCCGCGCCGTCGACGGCCGCGTGCTGGACGTCAACGTGACACGCCCGGAACCGGGTGACCTACTGCTATCGATCCTCACGCGCGAGGGTGATGGCACCGCCGACGACGCTCTGTGCGCGGCTGTGCTCGCCGCGCTGTCAGACGAAACCGTCCGGCCGATGAACGACACGGTATTCGCCGCCAGCGCGCAAATCGTGCGTTATCGGATCGCGGCGGAGCTGATCACCTTCCGCGACTTCGACGCTGACGTGGTGCTGGCCGCCGCGCGCAAGCGCCTGGACGCCTACATCGCAGCAACCCGACGTATCGGCCGGGAGGTCACAAGATCGGGCATCTACGCCGCCCTGCACGTGGAGGGGGTGGAACGTGTGGTGCTGCTGGAGCCGGCGAACGACCTTCCGATCGGGCCCACGCAGGCCCTGTACTGCACCGGCGTGAGCATCAAGCACGGGGGCATCTATGGCTGATCTGCTGCCCCCGAATGCGACCACGCTGGAGCGCAACCTTGCTGCGACTTGCGCGCAGCGCGCCAACCTCCCGGTAGCCGTCCGCACCCTGTATCAGCCTGCCGCGTGCCCGAGCGCCTTGTTGCCGTGGATGGCCTGGCAATTCGGCGTGGACGGCTGGGAGTTGGCCGAATCGGAAGACGCCCGCCGCGCGCTCTACAAGGGCGCCATTCCTCTGCACATGCGCAAGGGCACGCCCTGGGCCGTCCGGGAAGTGATCCGGCGCCTGGGCTTTGGTGAGGTGACGATCGTGGAAGGGCGGCGCATCCGCCGGCGCGACGGCAGTTGCACCCGCAACGGCGATTACGTGCACGGCCGGCGCGGCGCCTGGGCCGAGTACATCGTCAAGCTGTCCCATCCCATCACGCGCGACCAGGCCGATCACCTCCGCATCGCCATCGAGCGGTACGCACCTGCACGCAGCCACCTTGTCGCGCTCGACTACACGGCAGCACCGATCCGCCACAACGGCATGGCGCTGCGCAATGGACAGTACAACCGAGGGAGTGTCAAAGCATGAATCTCGCCGAAGTCGCCCAATGGGAAGACGGCATCTACCAGCTTGAAGAGTCCGACCCGGTGATGGGCGGGCCGGACGGCATCGACAACCGGCAGGCCAAGCAACTCGCCAACCGCACGCGCTACCTGTTGGCGCAGGTGGAGCAAACGCAAGGCGGTGTCGCCGCACACGTGGTAGCGGCCGACCCCCATCCGCAGTACGCGCAGAAGGAATGGGTGACGGGCGCGATCGCCGCCGAACTGGCAAAACTGGACGGCAAGCCGTCGGCGCGCGTCGCCACGACCGGCAGCCTGACAGCGCTCTCCGGACTGCTAACCATTGATGGCGTGACGCTCGCCGCCGGGGACCGGGTGCTGGTCAAGGATCAGGCGGCAGGCCAGGACAACGGCATCTATGTCGCGGCGGCCGGCGCCTGGTCGCGCGCGGCAGATGCCGGCCAGGCACTGGAGGTGACACCCGGCATGCTGGTACCTGTCGAGGTAGGTACAAAAAATGCGGATTCGCTGTGGCAACTCGCCACCGACGCACCGATCACGATCGGCACCACGGCGCTCGCCTTCGAACTGGTGAGCGGCAAGACGGGGGTGGCGGCCGGCACCTATCGCAGCCTCACCGTGAACAGCCGTGGCCAGGTGACGGGAGGCACCAATCCGACCACGCTTGCGGGTTACGGCATCACCGATGCCGTGCCGGCCGCGCAGGGCTTGGCCGCCGGCATCGGCGCCGACCTGGCGACCACCAACAAGGCCGTGGGCGACCTGAACGCGCTGGTGACGCCGGGAGAGTTCTACTACACCAGCGACAACGCCAACGCACCCAGCGGCCACGGCGTGCTCAAGGTGTGGCGCGAGAACAGCACGCAGATCTACCAGATCGCGCACACGCCCGACAACGACGTCTACACGCGCTACCGCGCCAGCAACGGCACGTGGAGCTACTGGTGCCAGCCCGGCACGCGGCCAGGAAAGGTTGCTTTCTTCGCGCAATCGACAGCCCCCAATGGCTGGCTCAAGGCCAACGGCGCGGCGGTCAACCGTACGACCTACGCGGCACTCTATGCCGAGATCGGCACCACCTTCGGCGCAGGCGACGGTGCCAATACATTCAACCTGCCCGACCTGCGCGGCGAATTCCCGCGCGGCTGGGACGATGGCCGCGGCGTCGATAAAAGTCGTGCGTTCGGCAGCGTGCAGCTCGACGCCTTCCAGGACCACGCCCACACCTACATCCGGCCGCTGATGATCGTGGACACGGATCGCGGCAGCGCGTCTTCCCTGTATTCGATTGACGACCAGGAAACCGCCGTAACAGGTGCGGTTGCAACCGGGGCCGGCTACCGCACCGCCACCGAGACGCGCCCGCGCAACGTCGCGCTGCTTGCCTGCATCAAATACTGACCACCATGACCGACACCGTTTTTCACTTCCACCCCACCACGGGCGAATACACGGGCAGTTCGCTGGCGGAACACTCACCGCTTGAACCGGGCGTCGTGCTGATCCCGGCCCACGCCACGACCCAGGCACCGCCCGAGACCGGCGCACGCGAAGTGGCCGTCTTCCGTGACGATGCTTGGCACATCGCCTCCGATTGGCGCGGCGCCGCGCTGTTCGCCATCATGGACGGGGCCGCCATCACCATCACGGAGATCGGCACGACACCGGCGGATGTGAACGCTACAGAAACCGCGCGGCCCAGCGCGGCGCACGTATGGAACGCCGGAACGTGGGTCGAGGACGCCCGATTGAAGTCTTCGCTGCTGGCGGCGCTGAAACTGCGGCTGTGCGACCAACTCGACGCGGCGGCCGATGCCGTGCGCCTGGCCACGGTCGGCGACCCGCTGCGCGCGGTGGAATACCAGCGCGCCGCCGATGAGGCGCTAGCCTACCGGACGGCCGGCTATTCCGGCGACGTGCCGCCTTCGGTGCAAAGTGCGGCCGATGCAAAGGGCGTAAATGCCTGGCAGGCCGCAGACGACATCCTGAGGATGCATGCCGCCTGGGATACGGTCCTGTATGACATCCGCGCGTTGCGGCTGACGGGGAAGGAGTCCGTCCGCGCCGCGGCTTCGGAGAAGGCGGCAATGCAAGCGGCTGAAGACGCAATCGCCGCGCTGCGAAGCCGTGCAGATGGCGGGGGGGCTCGGTACGAGTAGCGTCCGGCCGGCATTGGCGGGCCTCTTGTTGTAGCGCGCAGAGCCACAACAGCATGTGCACGACTTCCATGTGCACGCACAGCATCCTGCGGGGACGACTCATCGTCAGGCTACCCCGGAGGACTGCATGCCAACCGACTACCACCACGGCGTGCGCGTTGTTGAACTCAACGACGGCACACGCCCCATTCGCACCATCGAGACCGCCGTGGCCGGCATCGTCTGCACTGCCGACGATGCGGATCCGGCCACCTTCCCGCTCGACACGCCCGTCCTGCTGACGAACCCGCAGGCCTACATCGGCAAGGCCGGTGACACAGGCACGCTCGCCCGCACGCTCGACGCCATCATCGACCAGACCAACCCGCTCACGGTCGTGGTACGCACGGCCGCCGGCGCGTCGGAGGCTGAAACCACCTCCAACCTGATCGGCACCACCACGGCGGCCGGTCGCTACACCGGCATGAAGGCGCTGCTGTCCGCACGCAACCGCTTTGGCGTCACGCCGCGCATCCTGGCCGTGCCGGGTCTCGACAGTCTTCCCGTTGCAAGCGAGCTGGCGACGATTGCGCAAAAGCTGCGCGCCTTCGCCTACGTGTCCGCGCATGGCTGCCAGACCAAGGAAGAGGTGGCGGCCTATCGCTCCAACTTCGGCCAACGTGAGCTGATGGTGATCTGGCCGGATTTCGTCGGCTGGGACACCACCGCCAACGCCGAGACCACCCTGTGGGCCACGGCCCGCGCGGTCGGCCTGCGCGCCAAGATCGACAACGACACCGGCTGGCACAAGACCTTGTCCAACGTGACCGTGAGCGGCGTGACCGGCCTGTCGCGCGACGTGTTCTGGGACCTGCAGGACCCGGACACCGACGCGGGCTATCTGAACGCGCGCGCAGTGACCACGCTGGTTCATCGGGACGGGTTCCGCTTCTGGGGTTCGCGCACGTGCAGCGCCGATCCGCTGTTTGTGTTTGAGAACTACACCCGCACCGCGCAGGTGCTGGCCGACACCATGGCCGAGGCGCATATGTGGGCAAACGATCTGCCGATGACGCCTACCCTCGTGCGCGATCTGCTGGAGGGCCTCAACGCCAAGTTCCGCACCCTGACGCGCAACGGGTACCTGCTCGGTGGTGCCGCTTGGTACGACCCGGAGGCCAACAGCAAGGACACGCTGAAAACGGGGCAGCTCGCCATCGACTACGACTACACGCCCGTCCCACCTCTGGAGAACCTCACGTTCCGCCAGCGCATCACCGACCGCTACCTGATGCAGTTCGCCGAAGCCGTCAAAGCCGCTTGAGCTGCGCTCCACCACCTGACAAGGAATCTCCATGGCACTGCCACGCCACCTCAAACACTTCAATGTCTTCGCCGATGGCGAGAGCCACGCCGGCGAATGCGAGGAAATCACCCTGCCCAAGCTGGCGCGCAAATTGGAGGAGTACCGCGCCGGCGGCATGAACGGCCCCGTCGAAATCGACCTGGGCAACGAGAAGTTGGAACTGGAAGCCACCTATGGCGGCCCCATGCGCTCCATTCTCCGGCAGTACGGCACCACCACCATCGACGGCGCCATGCTCCGCTTTGCCGGCGCCTACCAGCGCGAGGACACCGGCGAAGTCGATGCGGTGGAAGTCGTGGTGCGCGGCCGGCATACCGAAATCGATTTCGGCGCGGCCAAGGCCGGCGACAAGGCCCCGTTCAAGGTCAAGTCCTCGCTGCCCTACTACAAGATGGTCGTCAACGGCGAGCTGTGGTGCGAGATTGACCACATCAACTTCATCGAAACGATTTTTGGGGTGGACCGCCTGGCCGCGCAGCGCCGCGCCATCGGCCTCTGATCCCACACGGCCCGCATCGAGCGGGCCGGCCTTCCCTCTTCATTGCTTCGACCACCATGGAAAAACAGACTGCCACCGTTACCCTCGACACCCCCATCACGCGCGGGGAACAAGCGATCAGCGCGATCACCGTGCGCAAGCCCGGCGCCGGCGAGCTGCGCGGCGTGAGCCTGATGGACTTGATGCGCATGGACGTAACCGCCCTGCACGCTGTGCTGCCGCGCATCACCACGCCGACGCTGACCACCGCCGATGTGAGCCGCCTGGACCCGGCCGACCTGACCCAGCTGGGCGTCGAGGTGACCAGTTTTTTGCTCACGAAGGCGCAGAAGCTGGACAGCTTCTCGACCGAATCGAAGACGCCGCCGCAGACGTTGCAGTGATCTTTGCTTTCCGCCTGGACGAGCTATACGCCATGGGTATCGCCGAATTGATGGGCTGGCGCGAACGCGCGCGCCAGCGTAGCGGGGCCGAGGAATGAGCGACGCCCGCCGCCTGCGCCTGGAGGTGATGCTGGCCGCCGTGGACAAGGCCACGCGGCCGTTGCGCAACCTGATGACCGCCAACAACGACCTGGCCCGCGCCGTGAAGGCCACGCGCGCCCAGCTCAAGGACCTGGAACGCACGCAGGCCAGCATCGACACCTTCCGCAAGCTGTCGCGGGACGCGGCCGTCACCGGTAACCAACTGAAGGTGGTGCGCAGCCGCGCCGATGAGCTGGCCCGCCAGCTCAAGCAGACCAGCGAGCCATCCACCGCGCTATCAAAAGCATTCGAGGCCGCCCGGCGCGAGGCGCAGGCGCTCAAGTCAAAGCAATCGGAATTGTCTGAAAAACTGCACCAGGTGCGCGGACGGTTGTCCGAGGCTGGCATCGACACGCAGAACCTCGCGCAGCACCAGCGTGCGTTCAAGACCCGCATTGCCGAGACCAACCAGCAATTGGAGGCGCAGACCCAGCGCATGGCGGCCGTGGCCGCGCAGCAGCGCCGCATGGCCGCCGTGCACCAGGCGGCGGACAAGGTGCGCACCAAGGCCGGCAGCCTGGCCGCCGCCGGCGCGGGCGCCACAGCAGCCGGCGTAGCGGCCGGTGCTCCGTTGCTCAAGGGCCTGGGGGAAGCCAAGCACTACGACCTGGAGCGGGTACGCATCGGCGCGCTTGGCCTGGGCGACGAGTCCACCAAGGAAGCGCTGGCGTTCGCCGAGAAGATGAAGGCCTACGGCGTCAGCCAGGTCGAGAAGGCCGAGCTGATGCGCGACGCCATGAGCGTGTTCGCGGACACGCACCACGCCGAGCTGGTGATGCCGACGCTCGCCAAGATGAAGTTCGCCAACGCAGCCGTGTTCGGCCAGGCGGACGGCGCCGAGAACGAGCGCAAGTTCGTGGATATGCTCAAGGTCATTGAGCTGCGCGGCGGCCTGGCGAGCGAGAGCGAGTTCAAGAAGCAAGCCGACATGGTGCAGAAGGTCATCACGGCGACCGGCGGGCGCGTGCAGGCTGACGAATGGCTCAACGTCATCAAGACCGGCGGTCTCGCCGCGAAGGGCGCCGATGACAAGGCGTTCTACTACACGCTGGAGCCGCTGGTGCAGGAGATGGGCGGCAACCGCGTGGGGACGGCCATGATGAGCGCGTATCAGAACCTGTACCAAGGCAAGACAACGAAGCGCGCGCTGCACAACCTGGACAACTTCGGCCTGATCGCCGACCGCAGCAAGGTCAAGGAAGACAAGGCCGGGCAGGTGTCGTTCATGGACCCGGGTGCGCTCAAGGGCGCGGACCTGTTCCGCCAGAACCAGTTCGCGTGGCTGGAGAAGGTGCTGCTGCCGACGCTGGCCGCCAAGGGCATCACCGACCGCAAGCAGGTCGAGGACGCCATCGGCAGCATCTTCTCCAACCGCACGGCGGCGGGCCTCTTCGCGCAGATGTACCTGCAGCGCCAGCAGATCCACAAGAACATGCGGCTGAATGAAGGTGCTGCTGGCATCGATCAGCTTGAAGCCAGGGCGAAGGGCACTGCCCAAGGCCAGGAGCTGGACACGCTGGCGAAGGTGCACGACCTGGAGAAGGCGCTGGGCGAAAAGGTGTTGCCGTTGTACGCGCGCGCCCTGGAGCTGGTCGGCAAGGCCGCCGAGGGCGTCACCTCGTTCATGGAGAACCACCCAACGCTGGCCAAGGCCGCCGCCATCGCGGTCGGCGCGCTGGCGGCCTCTCTGCTGGTGCTGGGGCCGATCATGCTGGCCGTGGCCTCCGTGCTGGGTCCCTACGCCATGCTGCACATCTTGTGCGCCAGGCTGGGCGTTACGGGCGGCGTGCTGTCGGGCGTGTTGCGTGGTCTGGCGGGTGCCTTCAGCGTAGTCATGCGCGCCGTGGCGGTGCTGGGCCGGGTGCTGCTGATGAACCCGATTGGCCTGCTGGTGACGGCAATTGCGGTCGCGGCCTACCTGATCTACCGGTACTGGGAGCCGATCAGCGAGTTCTTCTCGGGGCTGTGGCAGCAGGTGAAGACGGCGTTCGACGGCGGCATCGCCGGCGTGTCCGCGCTGATCCTGAACTGGTCGCCGGCAGGCCTGTTCTACGCCGCGCTCGCGCCGGTGTTGCAGTGGTTCGGGTTCGACGTGCCGGCCAAGTTCACCGAGTTCGGCGCCAACATCGTGCAGGGCCTGGCCAACGGCATCCGCAGCGCCATAGGCTGGGTCACGGATGCCGTGGGCAGCGTGGCAAGCGGTGCGATCGCGGCCTTCAAGAGCCTGCTGGGCATCCATTCGCCGTCCCGCGTCTTTGCCGAGCTGGGCGGGTTCACCATGGCCGGCCTCGGCGAAGGCCTCACGCGCGGCCAGGAGGGGCCGCTGCAGGCCGTTCAGCGGGTGGCCGCCAGGATGACCGGTATCGGCGCCGGCATCGCCATCGGTGCGGCGCCGGCCGTCGCATCGCCGGTGCGCTTCGACACCCGGCCGCCGCTGGTCGCCAGCTCGGGTGCTGGCACCGCGGCGCCGGCTGCCACCGCACCCATCACCATCGTCATCAACCCGCCGGCGGGTAGCGATGAACGGCTGAT